GCGTTTGTACGCGGCATTGAATCCGGTACGCAGGCCGGAAAGGATGCTGTCGGTGACGATGGGCATTTAGTTTTCCTCCGTGGTCTGTCTGGCCTCGATGAACTCCTCGCGGGTCAGGCCGAGGCGCTCGCAGATATGCTGCTCTTCGGCGGTCAGGGATACCGTGCCGGGCTTGTCGCCCGCCGGGGGCGTGCCGCCGGTCTGGGTGCCGGTCAGAGCCCGCACGGGCGGCTGGGCGGCAAGATAGGCTTTCAGGGCATCGGGGGCCGTTTTGGCCAGGCTCTCGGCCCAGCCCTTGGTGGCGGCGGTCAGGCGTCCGTCTTTCAGGGCGGCCTCGATGTCGTCCTTCAGGGCGGCGGCCTGGGCCTCGTTTTTCAGTTTCGTCAGTTCGTCGCGCAGCTGGGCAGCCTCCTGCTGGACGGCGGAAAAGGTGGCCATGGCCACGAATTTTTGCGGGTCGGGAGCGGCCTCGGCCTGGGCCTTGGCGCTGTCCCGCTCCTGTCGCAGCGTGGTCAGGGCGGCCAGGGCGGCAGCCTCGTCCGCCGTTTCCGGCAGGCCGAGGGCGGCAAGGATCTGTTTCATGGGCGGTTCCTCGTAGGGGGTAAAGGTTGCGCTGGCGGCGTCCATGCCGTCCAGGGCGGGATGGTTGGTCAGGGCCGCGCAAATGAGGCGCAGCACCGCGCCGCTTTGGCGGTCGAAAGCAAAAACGGGACTGATATAGCGGTATTCCCCGGCACGGATGTGGGCGCGGGCCTTGTCCGTCCAGTCCACACCGGCGAACAGGCCGCGCCCCTCTTCCCATTCCAGGGAGGTGATCCAGCCCGCCGCCGGGGCCGGCCGGCCGTTTTGCGCGGCAAGCTGTGTCTGGTGCTCGTAGTCCACCACCAGCGGCGTGGCGGTGCGCTGCCAGTGGGCGATGACAGCCTCGGCATCCTGGGCCGTCAGACGCCAGGATGTGGCGTTGACGCCCCGCAGATTGCCGGGCCGTCCGTCGCGGGCAGCGAACGTGCCCGCAGGGAAAAGCTGGATGCGACCGGAGGCGGCCTGAAGGGCCGTGCCCGTTGCGACGAAGGAAGCTACGGGCATCGACAGCAGAGCGTGACCGGCGGCCTGCCCCTGTCCGTCGGTGTCGGACAGGGGCAGGGCAACAGCCGGGCCGGTGGCATGAGGGGAGGAATGATGGCGTTCCATGCGTCCCTTGTACGGGACGCATGCGGGGAAAAAAGGTCGAAGCTGTTCAGCGCTTCAACTATCCCCGTGTCTGGTTTGGAGAGGATGCCTTACGGGCGCGTGGCGGGCGTTAGAGGGGCGTTAGATTTTCAGAAACAGAAAAACGTGGGCGATGGCCCGCCCGGAAGAGAAACACGGCATACGGACGGCTTGCGGTAGCCGTTGCCCGCGCCAGCGGGCTTACGGATAGCGACAGCGACTTCGCTGGCTGTCCTGCCGCGTAACGCATTGCTGTCTTCATCCGTAGCTTCCTTCGTCGCAACGGCTGAAGCGCGGTCATGCTCCCCGCACGGCCTTGCGCAGGTGGCGCACGATCAGCCGGCGCATCCCGGTCTTGTGGTCCTCGCCCACGCCCAGGAAGGGGCGCGGGGGGATGATGCTGCCGGGGTGGCGCACGGCCTTGCGGACCAGCTTTTCGCCGTTGCGGCCGTAAAAGGACAGGGCTTTTTTGAAGCGGGCGCGGATGATGTGCGCCCTGGTGCGCGCGCCGAACTGGTGCGCGGCGGCATAGGGGGCGTTGACGCCCACCAGGGCAAAGTCCTTGCCGTAGCGCACGCTCAGGCTGCGGCGCATGTCGCCCGTGCGGTTGAGCATCTTGCCCGTGTAACGGTCGGCGTAGCGCTGTTTTTTGTACGCTTCGTTGAGGGGCGGCCAGGCGGCCCCGGTGACGGGGTCGCATTCCATGTCGAAGGCGTCCTGCGCGGCGGAGCGCATGACACCGGCCAGGCCCCGCATGATGGGAGTAGCATCCTCACCCTGCCGGGCCAGGGCGGCCAGGCTGTCCATGAGCTGATCGTCATCGATGTTTACTTCTATGCGGATCATGGGTATCCTTACATTACAGAGAGTTTCCGCTGACTGCTGTTAGTGCGCGTAAGAATCGACAACGTGCACCTTTCTCCGCAAAGGGAAAAGTGGTATCCGAGTTCGAGTCTCGGCGGCAGCAGTCAGCGGATTCCCTCTGTTTGTGTTCGCTGAACATTTTTTCCGCTGCTGTCTCTGTGCGCGTAATCAGGTAACGTGCGGTCACTTCGCAAGAAGTCCGGTATCCGGGTTCAAATCCCGGCGGAGACAGTCAGCGGATTTTTCGCAACTTGCGGTTGGCCCCCAGGTGGACTCTGCGTGTGCGGTACAGCGTAGCCACCCCGTCGTATTTCCCCAGCTTTCTCCGTGTTTTTTTGTCCGTGCCCGGCACGTTGACGGGCATGATGCGGCACCAGCCCTCTTCAGGATCGGGGAAGACGTAGAGCAGATTTTCGTGCTCCGCGTCCCAATAGACGGCCTCGGGCCGGGCGAAGAGGGCGGCCAGCTGCGGATAGACGGCATCCGGTACGGCGGTGCCCTTGGTCTGGTGGACGCCGCGCCCGGCATGTTGCAGACGGTCGTCGGCAAAGACCACCACGCCGCCGGCATCCGCCCCCTGGGCACGGGCATGGAGGAGCTCCTGCCAGCCCATGATGCCCAAAATGGCCGCACGCTTGCGGATGACCTTGTCCTTCTGCCATCCTTCCACCACGGCGGCGAAGCCCTCGTGCCGGGCCGTGCTGTTGTTAATGGCCTGCCGGGCCTGCTCGTACAGGGCCGGATCTTTCAGGCCCCGGATGCGTTCGCGCAGGATGTTGTCCGCCATGGCAACGGCGCCGGGGTTGTAATCAAAGCCCGCGTCCGTCCAGAAGACGTTGTCCTTGTCGTACCTGTAGCCCGTGACGGTGCGGACGGTCTCCTCGCCGGTGCGCCGGTCGCGGATGACGATCTCCCGCGTGGTCATCTTCCCTTCCGAGCTTTCCACCTTCCACTTCCGGCGTTTCAGACGGGCCGGGCTCACGCCCTCCACATTGCAGCGGCAGTTCCAGCCGTTGGGCGGGTAATGCGTCTGCCAGAACGGGTCATCGACGGGGAAGATCTTGCCGTGCAGCGCCCGGTGCTGGGGCCGGGTGCGGGCGTCCTCCATAGAGACATAGCGCAGATACGGCTCCTCCTCCCTGTTGTCCCACTGTTCTTCCCAGGCCCCGGCGTTGTCGGCGCTTTGCACATTCTGGCGGGCGATGAGGCCCAGGCGCCACTTGCTGCCCTGCTGCACCTTGATGATCTCGCCCGTGCGCGGGTTGACCTCATCACGCGGCCCCCACCAGCCCTTGGCGCGCAGCACGGGCTCCAGCGTCCGCACGAACCACTGCTCGCTTTTCCCTTCCTTCAGCATCTTGCGGATGCCCAGTTGCAGGTCGCGCAGCACGTCCAGTTTGGCGCAGTTGGCTACGGTGAAGGCCGTGGCATGGGCCTCCTTCCACATGCTGTGCCAGTCGAACGAGACGCGGCGTCCCTTGCGCCGGAAATAGGCCACGGCCTTTTCCGGCGGCAAAGTCAGGACATAGGCCAGATCAATGGCGTCCTTCTTCACGGCTGCGTCCTTCCAGTTGTGCCACGAACAGCAGGCGGGACAGGATGTCCGTCAGCTGTGTGGCGTCCATAGCGGGGTACAGGTCCGCCAGCCGTTTTTCCAGCTCTTCCGGGGGAAGGCCTGCGGCCACCTCGGCAAAAAGCGGCCCCAGCAGGGCACCGGCGGCCTCGGCCAGAGCGGCGTCCGCGCTGTCACACATCTTGTCCAGGGCATCCTGCCCGGCGCCGGTTTCTTCGCCGTCTTCCTTTCCGTCACCCCCGACGGGGGCCGTCAGGCGCGTGGTGGTCTTTTGCCTGCCGGGCCGGGCGTCTTCGGTCCGGTCATCACTGCCGTCCCCGTCCTGCCCGTCGGCGCGGAAAACGTCGTCCTCGTCCAGGGCCACGGGGAGCTTGAGGCGCTCGTGGACGAACTGGCGGCTGATCTTCATGTACGGGGCCAACTTGGGCAGGGCATCGGCATAGAGGGACAGGTCTCCGGCCTCCTGCGTGTCGAAACGCCAGTAGGGCAGCAGTTTGCGGTCCGTGATGCCTAGGTTAAGCAGGCACAGCGGGGCCAGCAGCTGGCTGGTCAGAGTGGCGGCCAGCTGCATGGCATCCGCCGCCAGCAGGTCGCGCCGGACCTCGTTATGGATGGTGCCCAGGGCATTGGTGCTTGTTTTGCCGTCGGCCTGCGTGGTCAGGGTCCCGCCAAGGATGGCCTTGCTCATGCCCTGTTCACAGCGCGTCACCAGCTGGCCGGGGATGTCCTGGGTGGCGGTCGTGGGCGTCTGGAAGATGACCTCCATGCCCGCCGGGATGATGCCCGCCGCATCCTGCCCCAGGCAGCGCAGGGCGTGCAGCAGAGCGCTTTTGTCCTCCGCCGTGGAGCCGGGCGGGTATTTGCCCAGGCGCAGGGGCAGGCCGTGGATCTGGGTATAGGCTATGCCCGCATTCAGGGCATAGGCCCGGATCAGGTAAGCCCAGGCCACAGTGCGGAACAGACCCGCACGCGGCAGCCAGCCGCTCTTGCTTTTGTGGGTGTGGACCAGCCAGCCGCAGGGCCACAGCTCCGCGCCTTCGGCGCTGCCGTCGCGCAGGCGCAGGCGGTTGCGGTCCGTCCACAGGCACTGGAACCAGGACTGCGGACGGAAGGTCAGGGCCTGCGGGATATGCCAGCCGTCCACCATGCCCCATTCCAGCTCCAGCGCCGCGAAGCCATGCCCGATGGCATCGGCCATGTCCAGAAGCATGTCCTCCACGCCGGGCATCATGTCCACCATGGCACGGACCTTTTCCGCCACCTCGCGTGCCCGCGCGTCATCGCTGCCGGGGATGATGTCCCATTCCAGGGTCAGCAGCGCCCGCTTGCGTTTGCCTATCTCGCAGGCCAGGTGCTCGCAGCGGTCCTCCATGTCGGCAAAAAGCGCGTGCTGCTCCACGATGTTGCCCTGTTCGGCGTCGGCCAGGATGCGGCGCAGCTTGCCCGGCGTCAGGCCGTTGGTCAGGTTGGGCAGCTGTTCCAGATACAGCAGGGGCGCGGTGTCGCCGCTTTCGGTCTGTACGGCCCCGCGCAGGGCCTCCGGGGAGGGGCGCGGGTTGCGCGGAGGGCGTTTGGCTTTGTATCGCATGGCGTCATATCCATCCATTTTCTAACGGGTCATCGGGCATAGGGGCATCATCCTGCGGGACGCTCTCGAAGGGGGAGCGGGCACGCGGCACGCGCACGAAGGCGTCCCGCAGAGAGACGTAGCCCTGCGAGGCGGCACGCCAGAGCATTTCCAGAGCGTCCGGGCCGTCGTCATGGTCGGCCAGGGGGAAATGCCGCAACTGGTCCACCAGGGCGCGCTGGTCAGGACGCAGCAGGATGCGGCCCTGGCAGAAATAGGGGTGCAGGCTCTCGATGCGCAGGTTTTTGTCCGTGCAGTTCTTGACGGGCGATACCGGCAGGGGCAGGCCCTGCCGGGCGGCCTCGCGCACCAGGACCTCGGCGAAAAACTCCTGGAACTGCACGGCCTCCACGGCCCACAGCACGCAATGCCATTGCCGTTGCAGGGCGATCAGGTCTTGGATGATGCGGTCCGGGTGGCGTTTTTTGATGTCGGCGGCCACCACATAAAGGCGCATGCTTTCCCGTTCCAGGCCGCCCACCAGAAGGGCCGAAGGGTCGCGCCCTGCCCCGGCCTTGCCCAGGCTGGGGTCGCAGGCCCCGAAAAAGATCAGGCCCGGCGGCAGCTCGCTCCAGAACTGCATGGCCTCCGCGAAGGGCGCGGCATCCCCCACCAGGGGGTCGTTCTGCTGTTCGCTGTCAAAAGCGGCCCGATCCTCGGCGCGTTTGCACATCAGGGTGTAGAGGGGCCGGAAGTCCGGCCAGCTGACCACGGCCCCGGCGTCCATGCGTTGCCGGTGCTGCTCATAGAAAGCCCGCGCTTTTTCCGGGCCGACCGAGGGCGTCTTGTAGAAGCGCTCCCATATGTCCCACAGGGCCAGATCGTCGGGCATCTTTTCCACGGCGCGGAACGTGCGGCCATGCCATTGCGGCTTTTTGAGGGTGCGGGCCAGCACGCTGTCGTAATGCAGGATGGTGCCGATGTAGATCACGTCCATGCTGTCGTCCGCCGGGCCGAGGGACAGCACCGTGCGCATGAGCCAGTTCTCTAATTTGTCGCGCTGCTCCGGAGAACGCACGTTCTCGTCGTTTTCCAGATCGTCAAGCAGCACCAGGTCCGGGCGGTGCGGACCGTGCCGCAGGCCGCGCATGCGCTTGCCCGCGCCGAACGCCTGTATCTTGACGTTGCCGGCCGTGATGATGGTGCCCACGTTCCAGACACGCCCCTCGCCGCACTGGCCGGGAAAATCGGCCATGAGGCGCGGGTTGCTTTCCAGCTCCACCTTGATGGCCTCCAGGAAGCTGGCCGCCTGCTCGAAGGCATCAGCTACCAGCAAAATATAGCGCTTGCGGCCCGTGACCACGCACCACAGCGAGAAGAACACGTCCACAAAGGTGGTCTTGGCCTCGCCGCGCGGGGCCGCGCAGGCCTGCCGGATGCCTTCCGGGTTATCCACGGCGGCGGGCAGGGCCGTGTCCAGCCACAGGTGCAGGGCGCTGTCTCCGGTGGGCGTGCCGTCCTTGCGGCGGGTGTAGTGCGGAAAGTACGTCCGCCGGAAAAAGGGAAAGTCCCCCTGCACACGCCGGACACGCCGGGCACTGGCCTTTGCGTCGGCCGGGAAGCCGGCGCAGTCCGCCTCGATGGTACGGCGCAGGCCATTGGCCAGGGCCGCAAGTTCCGCCCGAAAGTCGTCCGCTGTCATCCTAGCCACGATGGCCTCCCAGTTTTTCCGCCACTTCGTCAGCGAAGGGCTCCAGCACTTCCAGCAGCGCCGCCGCATGCTGGGGGAACTGCCGCCGCACGAACTCGGTCAGCATCTGGATCACGCGCAGGGCCACGGACAGCTCGTTGGTCTCCGGCAGCACGCGGCGGCTGGCGCTGACCATTTTGTTGAAACTGTCCGCCAAGCTGGCCAGGGCCTGTGTTTTTTCGCGGGCCGTCATGTCCTGGGCCTCGATGATCTCGCCCATGAGCGCCTTGTGTTGCAGCACATAGTCGCTCAGGGTCTGGCGGGCCACGGCCTCCATGCCTTCGCCCGCCAGCAGGTTGGCCGCCCGCAGTTTGTCCCAGTCGTCACCCTGCTCCAGCGCGCGGCGCTTCCAGCTGCGCAGGGTGGCCAGGGGCACGTTTTGGGCCTTGGCTATCTGCGTGAGCGGCATGTTGTCGATATAGGCCGCGCGACAGGCGGCTTTCAGGCTTGCGCTGTGGGCCATTATTCGCCGCCTCCGCAGTCCGTATGGCCGCCGTCTCCACCGGTATGGGGCATCAGGGCATCGTCCCGGCCAGGGGCGCAGGGACGAGGTGGCGGACAGGGACGCGGCTCCCTGTGGGGGGCTTGGGGCGTATCCATAAAAAGATCGTCCAGGGGCTGTCCGGAGCGGAAGGGAGGCGCGAAGTCGTCCCGGTAGGGGGGACGGGGGCGGCGGCCTTCCACGGCATCCTCCACCGTTTTTTCCAGACGGGTGCGGCCGCCCGTGACCAGCACCACCAGCAGGGGCGGCACGGGCACGCCCAGCCAGACCAGGTGCCCGATGATGGAGGCGCAGTCCGTCAGTACCAGATAAGCCATGAAAACGTCCGTCACCGGCAGGGCAAAGCCCAGGGCACGGCGCAGGGAAATATCCACGCCCACGGCCATGAGCAGAAAGAAAAAGTAGCAGCTGTAGCGCACCAGGCCGTGATGCAGGCCCCGGCACAGGCTTTTGCCCCGTTTGCAGTGGACGATGATACGGGTCAGCATCTCGCCCATGACGCTGGCCAGCAGGACGCCGAACAGCACATGATCGATGCCCAGGGCCGTCAGGACGGCGGCCAGGGCCGTGCCCAGGGCCACCTTGCCCGGCCACAGTTCCAGCAGCCGGTCGCAGTAGTAGTGGATGGCGTGCAGCCAGTTGATGTCATTCACCTATTTTCTCCAGATGGTCATAAAAGTCGCGCAGGGCCGCCTTGTCGGCTTC